ATTGTGTATGCACAGCACACACAAGAAGGACACAAAACACCAGTTGAACTACGTCCTATCCCTTCATTAGTTAATCAGATGTGCTTAGTGTATGATGCTACCAGCGGTAAATTTGTTCCACAAGATTTGGCTACATATGTAGAGAACACCCCCTCATTCGAAAATAAAATCCGTGAAGTAGCTGGTACAGCAGAACTAGTTGTTGAGGATGGATCAGCTGTTATCGCCAAAGTTAATGTTTATGACGATAGCACCTACTTACCACTTGTTGGTAATAATCCCGGTGATCAGGCGTTTGCGACGGATACTGATATCCTTTATATCTGGGATGGAAGCGCATGGCAACAGGCAGGTGCAGCAAACACAGATGACTTAGCTGAAGGTACTACAAATCTATTTTATACAGATTCTCGTGTAGGTACATATTTAAGTTCAAACGGATATGACACAGCAACCAACATCGTTGCAAGTATTACAGACTCAGCACCCACTACATTAGATACACTGAATGAACTGGCGGCGGCACTGGGAGACGATCCTAACTTCGCAACAACAGTCAGTACACAGATAGGTACTAAATTAAATAGCACAGACTTCACAAAAACAAATATTGACGCTCTTAACATAGATGCTGCGACTGTTGATGGATTAGATAGCACACAATTCTTGCGTAGTGATACAAATAGCGATTTTACTAGTGGGTATATTAGATTTTATGATAGCAATATCGAACGTGGCAGATTATACGCAAACGGAAACTTGGTATTAGGCACAACAACACCAACATATGAAATAGAAATCAGAGACAATGCCGGCAATCCATTAGTTAATATTGACAGAACTAATGGCAGAGTTGGTATTAACGGTCCAGCATATTTTCCATTAAATGTTACAAATGATGTTGATGGTACAATTAGTAGATGGCGTCGAGACGGCGGCACTAACAATCCATTATTAGAAATAGAATTAAGCGAAGCTAACAATGCTGCTTACATTGTACAATCAGGGTCAAATACTGGTGATTTAGGATTTAAGATTGGATCTGACATCAAAATGATGTTGAAAAACAATGGTAATGTTGGTATTGGTACGACAAACCCAGGTAAATTGTTAACACTTTCAAGAGCAACTGAAGCAGCAAATGAACAACTTGAATTACGTGTTGCTGGTGGTATTTCTGACGGAAATTATGATGGTATTAAATGGTCCCAAGGATCATCTGGTGGCACAACCCTAGCAACTCAAAGAGTTCATTATTATACTACTGGTGAAGTAGATATGGGATTCAGTTTAAGAAGTGATGTTAACTTACTATACTTGAAAAGAAGTGGTAAGGTAGGTATTAGTACGGGGGATCCTCAAGGTAAACTGCATGTAAATGGAGGTCCAACCCTATTAGGTGTTAGTGATGATTGGCATCAATCAACTAATAGCCCTGTAGGAACTACTCTTATAAGGGGTGGTTGGAGAACAACATCTATTGATAATGACACGACTGCCTTAAAGATTTATAATGCTGCTGGTGGTACTAATAAATCTCCCAACAATTACTCAAATGGTATTGGATTTATGCATTTGGATCCTGAAGACTATGGATCAAGTTATACAGGACAGCATGCTTGGATTGGTTTAAGAATAGTTGATACTCCAGCACAAGAAAGAAGTGCTTTAGTTTTTGCAACAAACAATGATACTACCAGTGGTTCGCATCCAACAGAAAGATTAACAATTAATCCAAATGGTTATGTTGGTATCGGTAACTCTTCTCCAGGATATCATATTGATGCAAGAGGCGGATCGTCTACAGGCGATGGTATGAGAGTTAAGACTGGCGATAATGGATATGACGGTCTCATAGTTAGTAGTAGTGCCATACTTAAATGTTATCCTGCTGCAGGACAATCTGTTTCTCTACAAGCGTATAACTCCGGCGGTAGCACAAAAACAGGAGTAAAGGTAACCGGTTTTGATACACCAGCAGGTGAGATAAGTACAAAACTTGAGTTTGTCACAGAAATGCTAGGTCACAATGTTTACGACAATAATGACTACGGTACGTCAAATGACCAATATGTTGATTTAGAAGATTGGTCGCCAGCTGATTTCCGTATACTAGAAATCTTTGGAACAGCTAATCCCAACAGTGGCGGCAGTGGTGCGTATGCTGATCCAGTACATATGTATGTATACTGTGGTAGCGGTTGGAATGGGGCAGAATTAACATATTATGTTTATGGTAAGAGTGTAGCACCACTTGCAAGAGATGTATTCAGTAGTGGTTCAGGTAGTAGTGCTAACGTGGCAGAGGTTTGGTGGTATAATAATTCAACAACAGCACAACAAGATGCTGCTACATATGGTACTGCTAGTGGGTATCATTTAAGACTTAAATTTCCTAATACCAATACTACATATGGTACTAACATTAATTTAAAGGTAATAAAAAGGGCATAATATGGCAAGAGTAATACAAACACCAATTTTTGGCGGGGCTCCGAGAAGAGTTACTACGATTCTAGGATCAGGTACATATACTGTGCCAGATGACATTAGCGTTATTAGAGTTTATGTTACTGCTGGCGGCGGTGGCGGTGGCGCCCATAACAGTGATGATGCTCAAGGCGGTGGCGGCGCAGGCGGAACTGCTATTAAAATTATTAATGTAATACCAGGAACACAATATTATTGTACTGTTGGTGGCGGAGGCGGTGGTGCCTCTGGAAATACTAGCGGCGGTGCATCGCAAGGTGGCGCAAGCAGTTTTGGGTCAGTGTGTAGTGCAACAGGCGGATCTGGTGTACCTAACTGGGGGGCTGGTGGCCGTGGCGGTGTAGGCAGCGGCGGTGATATAAATTTATATGGCAGTGATGGCCAATGTGGTAATATTGATGGACAAGGAAACGAAGAAGTTGGCGGTAACGGCGGAGATAGCTACTGGGGCGGTTCAGGAACAGGTGGCACATATTGGTATACCAGACAAACCCCAAGAGGTTGGGGGTGCGGCGGAAGTGGTACTCACGTAAACTCCGCTAACGGTGGAACTAATGGCATGCAGGGTGCTATAGTAATTGAGGAGTATCAATAATGGCATATGCACTAGTATTAGATAATAAAGTTGTAGACATTGTTGAGGAAACATTTGATGTACACGAGAGCATGACTTTTCATGTTGCTCCAGAAGGCTGTGAAATAAATTGGGAACTTGTCGATGGTAAAATAGTTGATCCAGATCCAAAAACACCAGAACAGATTGCTGAAGAAAAATTACGTGACTTAAGACTAGCACGTACTACAAAACTACGTAAATCAGATTGGACACAGTTTCCTGATGTTCCTGAATCTACACGACTTGCATGGCAACCTTATAGGCAAGCATTGCGTGATATTACTGAAAATTACAGTAGTATTGACGATGTTGTGTGGCCAACTAAACCAGAATAATCGATAAATAAGTGTAATACGATAGGATTATTACACCATGGCAATTCAAAAGTTTACAGAAGCCGCACTTGCAAATCTTACACTAACAGATGCAGTAATTGCAGACAACAGTATTGATATTGAAAAACTCAGTAATGTTAATCTAAATATTGCACCTGAAGTACTGGAAATTCAAGTGTCAGCACCAGCGGCTGGTCAAGCAACCACTTGGTTGTGGACCTGGTTAACCAGTAGCTTGCCTTATGCAAGACGTACAATTACAAATTCACCTGAAATTAGTGTACCTCTTTACAAGCAGGGTACTTATACTGTCAACAACTACGCCGCTTACGATCTATTTGATCAAATGACACAGACACATAGTCTTTATTTGAAATGGATTGATGGAGCAGGAACAGACAACCTTGTGTCATGGGCAACATCAACTGGTCCAGTAAGCGATAGCCATCCAGACATCAATGGCGGAAATGCCACAGACGTACAAAGAATTAACATCAGCGTACCCAGTACTATTACACTGCCAACATTGACAGCACCGTCAGTCACATACACTGTGGTTAATAACGGAGCAGGTGCGTATACTTTTAGCGGAGCTGCCAAAGGCGATAATCCAAATATTGGTCCGTTCTATAGAGGTGGTACTTACACCGTCAATATTACAGCCACAGGACATCCATTTTATTTTACAACAGATAACGGAACCAACTTCAGTGCTGGCACATATTTTGGCGAATACACTGATGGTGTAACAGGCAGCCGTACTGATAGTGGAACTATTACTTTCACCGTTCCTAATGATGCCCCAGATACCTTATATTACCAATGCGGTAATCATGGTGTAATGAGAGGTGCTATTACTGTCAAAGATTTAGCAGTAGAGACAAATATTAACGGCAACTATGTCGTATACTTCCAACATACGCAAGAAGGCCACAAGACACCGGTTGAACTACGTCCTATCCCTAGTCTAGTTAATCAGATGTGTCTAGTATACGATGCTGGTACAGGACAGTTTGTTCCACAGGACTTGGCTACCTACGTGGAAAACACACCAAGTTTTGAGAATAAGATCCGTGAAGTAGCTGGTACAGCAGAGCTCGTTGTTGAAGACGGCAGTGCGGTTATTGCCAAGGTTAACGTATATGACGACAGTACATATTTGCCGTTAGTGGGCAACAACCCTGGTGACCAGGCATTTGCGACTGATACTGACATCTTGTACATCTGGGATGGAAGCGCATGGCAACAGGCCGGTGCTGCTAATACAGATGACCTGGCAGAAGGCAGTACTAATTTATTTTATACTGATGCACGTGTAGGCACGTATTTGTCAGCTCAAGGTTACGATACAGCAACAAACATCATTGCCACTATTACTGATAGTGCGCCAACAACCCTGGATACATTAAACGAACTAGCGGCGGCTTTGGGAGATGACCCCAACTTTGCAACAACAGTTACAAATAGCATTGCTACTAAATTAAACAGTGCAGATTTTGATAGTACATTTGATACCAGACTGGCAACTAAAACAACAACAGATGTAGCTGAAGGCACTAACCTTTACTACACAGATGCACGTGCTGATGCAAGAATTGCGGCGGCAAGTGTTGGTGATTTAAGTAACGTAGACATCACAACTACTGCGCCAAATGCCAATCAGAGTTTGATCTGGGATGCAGTTAACAGCAAATTTATACCAGGTGACAGTTTTAGTCAAAGCGACTTTGATACTGCATATGCGGCTAAAATTGCAACAGATACAACTTTTGGTGCCAGTGTTACAACAACTGATAACATCAAGAGCAGTGGTGGATTTATTA